TCGGTGCGGAGTTCCTGAATATTTGAATAAATATTGAGCTTCTTGTTCACCTTGAATCCCTTCTTCTCGAGGCGGGCGAGTTTGTTCAGGAGATCCGCCTTTTCCTCCTCGATACTGGTGTACCCTTCCGAGGGTTTCTCAGATTCAGGGGCAAATCCGCCGTCGTCCCCCTGATCCTGTGCACCGTACTCATCCTCTTCATCTGAATGAGATTCAAATACGGGTGGTGCCTGTGGAGGTGCTCGTGATTTCACGGGGTTGGTGAACGCCTCAATCTCATCATCCTGTGGGGGAGGCTGAAACACAGGTCTTGGGCGTCGTTTTATCATGGTGGGCTTTTGTTTCCGTGGTTTTATCTCCAGTTCATTGAGAAACGCCTGTTCATTGTCATCCAGTTTCATGATGTTCGCAGTAGTGTCCCCAGAACGTTCAAGAATAATGTCATCTGCCATTTGTACTTTAGTAGGAAAGTAATCGAAAATCTTTAACGCAGTCAAAAAAATATTACTTTATAGTATAACCAAAAATGAAAATGAGCAAGCAGACCAAGAAATTCCTCATCCTGGCGGTAGTCGCCGCTCTCCTCTTTTTCCTCTATCAGCGGAGCAAGAAGGTGGCTGGGTACAAGATGCACGGTGCTGACATCACCATCAAGACCAAGACGGAGCAGGACCTCTTTGCACTCCCCTACAAGCTTGGGTGTGTGCCTGGATCAGGTGAGGAGGGTGAGAGCACCCACACCAAGGGTCTAACCCCAGGGGGAATGTGCGGCATCCAGAATGTGGTTCGTGACTATGGATCCTATGAGATTACGGGTGGCATTGGCATGGATGATGCCCCTCCCGTGCCGATGAATGTCGATAATAAAATGTCTTGAAAAGTTAAATGACAACACATCAATATTTTACAGTGTACACAGACTCTCTATCAAGTGACAGCTGGATACAGGGTTCACAAACGGATTTTGTGAGTCATCTCACACGACCTATCAAGGATGTGGTGGAGGTGTCAATCCTCAACTGCAGTGTTGACACGACGACTTCGAATGTCATCTATATAAAGGTGGATGAATTTGATAATCAGTTTCATGTCAACTCGATGAATAGTTCACTCAAGTATAGTCCAGAAGGAAAGGGGAAGACGAATGGATCCATGATACGTCTCAACAGGTCAGCAGCAAGTGGAAGGACCGTCTACAATCAGTATGACTTTGACACAGAGGTGGAGTTTACGTACCCCATCCGAAAGGTGGATCGTATCACGACTCATGTGTACGACGAAAATGGTCTCCCACTGACAACAACGTCAAATATATTCGTCACGTACAGGTTGAAAGCAAAACTCGAGAATATATAGTCTATGTGTATAGTAAATGTCACGTTTTACAACAGAGTACAAGCATATTTTTGTTTCCTCAGAGAACCGAGACACAACTCTGTACCCGTCTGGGAATGCATATACGCTCGTCACAACCCACCCTATAAAGATGATCAAGAGGGTTGAACTCCTCCATGCATCAATCCCAAACACCCTCTACAATTTAACAAATGGATCGAATGTCATACAGTTGAGCAACATAGCATCTGGGTCATCGGATCCAGTCGTGACATTCAGTTTGCCCCCTGGATTCTACAGCGGGAATGGACTCGCCGCTGAACTCACAGCGGCAATCACCAATGTCACTGGCATCACGGTGTCCTATCTTCAAAATGAAGGTGAGTTTGCATTCACCCGAACTGGAAATACATTCTCACTCACGGTGACATCCACGGAGCTCTCCAAGATGCTTGGATTTTCGAATGCCGTCACGTACACGAGCACCACCGTGAGTCCAGAGAATGACCTGAATATACCCCTTTATTCCAATCACACCAGGTACACGGGTAAGAATTTCATAAAATCGGCGACACTAATCAACCTCCACCCCAACGAGGGTATCTTCCTGGACATTGAGGAGCTCCGAACTACAAACAATGAGGATGCAGTCCCACTGGTGGGCAACACATTCAGTGGAAACAACATAAGCAGGACATTTGGGTTCATACCCATGGATGTGAATGGAGGTGACATAAAGAGATACAACAAGATGAGTGACTATGACTTTGCTGTGGATTACCCACACCCCATCCCCTCAATTTACAAACTGACAGTCCAGTGGCTTGACAAGAATGGAAGACGGGTGAATTTCAACGGTGCGAATGATCATTCTTTTGTGCTACGATTCCATACGTTTCGTAAAATATAATGCCCCCTAGTAATAATACAATGTCCCTGTGGTTACTCTTACTCCTGATTGGTTTTGTGTTTCTCATTACGTACAACCCCAGAAAAGGTACACTCCACACGGAGTTTCTGGTACCAACCCACAAGAATTTCCAAAAAAAGGAAAAAGACGAGGACCCCCTCAGACCGCAACCGTCAAATGGTATGTATGATCCCGTTGGTGCGATTTTTGCCCCCTAAAAAACTATAGAAGACTAGTAAACATGTTTGAGATGAACAAAGACACTATGATGATGGTTGCCGTATTGACGTGTGTACTTGCTGTACTGTATTTGTATCGTGAAGTTCAGAAATTAAAGAAAGTGCCAGTCAAGTCTGTTTCTCACCCTGCGCCAGTCTATGATATGTACAAGTCCGTACCCGCTCCTGTGTACGTTCCCACCCCAGTGCAAGCACCTGTACACGTACCCGTACCAGTTGTTGCTGCACCAGTATCACTTGAAGAAAAATAGGGTGGTATAATAACGGTGAAACCGTAAATGAAGAAGGAAGAAAGACACAAAGCAGTGGCGGTGCTGGTCTCGTTTGTTGATGACAGGCCTCGTTTTTTAACGGTTAGAGATAGAAGACATAAAGAGTGGATTTTCATCACTGGAGGATGTAGAAAGCGAGAGATTGGAAATCCCCTTTATTCAGCCCTCCGAGAATTGGAGGAAGAGACACGAGGTGTAATAAACCTCAAACGGGGTGTCTACAGTTCGTTTGACTTTTCGGTCATGAGCACCGAAAGGGACGAATCGCATGTCACCCTTGTTTACCACGTGTATGTTATAGAGTATAATGTACCACGTTTTGTTCAGCTGGCACTTATTCGAAGATTTAATATTGAAAAGATAAAGACGGACAAGAGAAAGAAGGAACACCTCCCAGTGAAGAGGTGCTATGATGAGAATGATTACATGAGTTTTGATACCCTTGATGAATTTAATAGTAGAACTCAGTGGCCCCTCATTGTTGACAATGTTTTGAACAACCCTGAATTTATTCCCGCCCTCACCTCGCTAAACAGACACAGTTTTTATATCAGATGATAATACCAGGAATGGATAAAGTTGGTATGAACAAGCGAACAAGCATTCGTTCATGTCTCATGGCGAATGGATACACACCACAGGATGAAGAGTGGGATGACATGGCACTGAAGCTTTCGGAAAAGACAATTGTAGAAATTGAGATTATAAAACGTGATAAATCAATCGAAAAAAAAGTGCCTTCCCTCTTGGACCGTGTATTAAATAGAATAAACTCTATATTATAAAAGAATGTTTGATTGTTTCCACGCACACGGTAAAACTCCAACCCACGTCCTCATGGATGGTGGGATACTTCATGTGACCCCAGATAGATTGAATGAATTCTACAGTCAATACGTTCAATATATCACAGCATCAAAACAGATTTTTGTCGTGGAACAAAAGACACCAGTGTACAGACTCTTTGTGGACATTGACTATGTTGATGAAGATGCCCTCACATTTGAAAACATACAGCACATTGCACACATCATATGTGACAAGGTCAAGGCACTCTGTAAGATTTCCACAACCCAATGTATTGTGAGTGTTGCAAAACCAAAACCCAAAAACACTGAGATCAAGACGGGTATTCACCTCAACTGGCCAGACATTACAGTGAATCAAGAACAAGCTCTGTACATACGTGATTACATCATATCACAACTTGGTAAGGTGTACAGTGCCAAGAACTGGGGTAAAATTATTGATAGTTCAGTGTACGGAAATCCCAAGACGGGTTCACATGGGAGTGGGTTTCGTCTCCCGTGGTCCCACAAGAAGATTAAAGATACCGTGGAAGGACCGTACATTCCCATCATGTCATATGACAATGGTACATTTACAGACATATCAAAGGTACCCGTGAGTGTAGAATTCTTGAAACGTCTCGCAATTCGTACAACAGACACCCACCCCAATGTGACTGTGAAACCCCCAGGTGTGTTCACACTGCCAAGTGTCCCCAACGTGAAAAAAGGAACAGAAGTGTCGGATTGTGAAATTTCAGCAGAACTCGAGACGTTCATACGGAGAAATCTAAAGGGTCAGGGGCACGCACGGATTCAAAAAATCATGAGAGAAAAGACAGTCTATGTGATTCAGACGGATTCCAAGTACTGTGAAAATGTCGGAAAGGCGCATTCATCAAATCACATATGGTTCAAGGTGCATGAAAGTGGCACAATATGTCAGCGTTGCTTCTGTACATGTGACACAACACGTGGACGTAAAAATGGGTTCTGTAAGGATTTTTCAGGGCAGGAGCACACACTACCAGGAAAGATTGTGAAACTCATGTATCCAGAGGTGAATCAGAAACATGAACAGATGAAACAGAACGTGTACACGCATCTGAACCTGAAAAATACACCCGCTGCTGATGTAGTGACTGATGTATCAAAATTGTTGGCTATGATGTAATACACTTAAACAGACTGAGACAGTACTACATATAATGTATACAACACGTTCTGGACGCACAGTAAAGGCCCCTGTCCGTTATGAACCACCAGTGGAGAAGATGATTGACGATTACGACGACGATGACTATGATGAGGACGACGAGGACGCGGACGACGCCGAGTCCATCGTATCAGATGATGAGTCTGACCAGGACCAGGACCAGGAAGATGAGGTGGACGATAAAGGAAATCTAAAAGGTTTTGTGGACGACGAGGAGAGTGAGGAAGATGATGATTAAAATTTTCCAGGCACATAAAAAATGGAAATGCCACCGATAGACGATTCTATTTTGAATGATCAGGAGGTTCGTAGCGAGTCGCCACAGTGGCGCGAACCACCTCCACAGCAATACATGTACTATCAACCAGAAGTGAACCAAGTCATTAAAAAAGATATCTTTAGTGATTTGGATAAGACTGCCTACATCATTATATTTGTGGCGTTCATTCTTGGGTTTTTCATGGGAAAGACAATGCAACCTGTCATCTTGAGGCAATAAACTTGGCCGCCTCTGCATCACTCACCGATTTTCCACCCCATTCAATCCCTGTGGCATCATACATGTCAGGTCCCCCATAAAGTGTCATACCTGTAAACGTTCCGTACGTGTTTGAATCTCCTATATTCGAAGAGAGCTCATAACCCTTTAAAATATAGGAATCATTTGTGCTCGTCACCTGCGGTGATCTCCCAAACATGAGATAATTTCTATCATTTTCTTGCATATTCTTGAAAAGACTGGAGGCTGTCTCATAATGGGGATCTGCAACTGGTACAGTCGACTTTTCTTTGGGTGTCTTGATATTTAAAATCTCCTTCACCTCGACCCAATAAAGACTCACAATATAGATTGTGACCAGAGTCATGGTCACAGCAAAAATCCCAAGGACAACTGGCCAGTTGGACTCTTCTATATCCAGAGAGAGATCACTCAAACTCTTCACCTTTTTACTTCTCAAAAATAACAACATGTAAAACACACCCATTGTCAACAAAAACGCCTGGAATCTTCGATCCATTTACTTACTACTTAGATTTTCCTCACGTTGCCTCTTTCTCTCCTCAATCTCCCCCTTGACAATCTCATCCGCCTCCTTGACAATATCCTCCATGGAAGCATCTGGTTTCTCCTTGAGGAGACGCTCGACAATGTCAGCTGGGTGACTGATGGGTGGCTCATCTGGTTTGTTGTAATACTTGGAATTCTCGTCTCCTGGGACAATGTAGGACCCATCCCCATGTGGCTTGGCCGCCATCTCACGCTTGCGCTCCTCAAACAGACGTGCCGCATCCGCCTGATTCTGCTTGTACGCCGCCATGAGCTCCTCAAGCTTCTCATTGTTATAGTGAACATCCTCGATTCTGTCACGGTCTGGGGGAATCAGGAGCCACTTGTACATATCCACCACATAAATGTCAAACGTGGCATCCTCCCTCTGGAGACGCTTCGCATGGGACGCCGCCTCATCACGGGTTGAAAAACATCCACGAATCTTAATTCCAAACTTGTCATTCTTCTGAGGGCACTCAGGTCCCACAATCGACAGGCACGCAAACACTTGTCCAGGAACGCAGGTATAATCTTGCTCAAGGGTCGCCATTTCTACCATCCAAGGTACCCAAGTCTTTAATCCTGTGAACATGTTCGATGGGAACTGTATGATCTATGAAGAGCCAGAAGTTGTGTTTCTTGCACTTGTCCACCACCCCACTCTTGAACTGTGAATGGGGGCGACACATCCTGTTGTTTGCGTACTCCACATTGAGTGCATCAAGGAGTGTACCAATCTGTGGAATCGTGAGGAGACCATCAAATGACTTGTACAACTTGTGAATCAGATCCATACATGTGTCACGGTTGAAGTTTGGTGCATGACACCGTGCACTCGATGATACAAAGGGACTGTACTTCTTCTCGAGATTGTGTACATACTGTATAATGTCAAGGTTCAGGGTCTGCACAGGTTCAAAATACAGTGCAGGCACCTGAACAGACTTGTTGATATTCTGAAATGCTTCATACACCTCAGACTGTGTAGCTCCACGCATAAGGTCAATCACGACATGGAGACTTTCGTCGGTGCACCTGTTGAATGTTTCACGACGGTGATTTCCATCATAACACACAATCCCCTCATCCTTCAGATCCGCAAGGTGAACAAGACGTGGGACATATTCACATGAGTACATCTCTTCAACACGTTTCATGTCTGGATCACGGTTTCGGGACCATTTTTTACATAGGGGAGAGATGAGATTCCATCGGATGAAATATCCAACGTGGTTTCCATGTTCATATAACTTCTGACCAAGTTCATTCAGTACGGTGTCCATTCCTGTACTGTACGTGTTCACAAACTTTATTTAAAGTCTACATGTACTATACTAGTAGTACAATGTTCGAAGTTGGTGAAAAAGTCATCTATGAGTATTTTGATTGGGGTACGGAGGCGACGGAACGTGAAACCGTTACGATTGTTAAGCTGGCTGAAGATGGTCGGTATCACGTGGAGAATGCATCTGGAACCATCCGACGATGCGTAAACTTCACGGACCTTTCTCGACCCTACATCCCGTGTGGACCATTTGGAAAAGTTATTTAATGAAGTGGAACCCTCTCTCTGTAATGGAGGCTATCCGAAAATATCACAATGATGTGAAACGCACACTCATCCAAACCATAGTCCCACCAGGTGCTCATGTTTTGGATGTGGGTTGTGGTGTGGGTGGTGACGTGAACAAGTGGAGACAGATATCAGCTGTTCGTGTGGATATGTGTGATCCAGATGAAACTTCAGTTCTCGAGGCACAGAGGAGAAGTGCTGGGTGGGCCACATGTCGCGTCTTTTGTGGTGACATTACAGAGTGTCCACATGAACTGTATGATGTCATATGTTACAACTTTTCAATACAGTATATATTTCAGACGCGTGATTTGTTCACACGGAGTGTGCGAGCCATCAGGGATAGGTTAGGACAAGGTGGGAGTGTCATAGGGTGTGTCCCAAATTCCGATCGTATTCTCATGTTTCTAGATTTCAAGGATTCCCTCGGAAACTTTATGGTTCGCAAGATGGAGACGACTGGATTTGGAGGGTTGGGTGAGAAACTCTATGTTCAACTTGTAGACACCCCCTTTTATAAAAATGGACCAAAGTCTGAACCGATTGCATACAAGGATCTCTTGGTTGCAGAATTCAAAAAACACGGCATAGAACTCGTGTGTTGGACACCGTTTGCACCCCTGTATGAAATATCTCAAATGTATGCATATTTTATTTTCAAGTCATACTAGTAAATGATAACATTCATACTGTTTATAGTTGTGAGTCTACTTGCATTGGTGTGTGTACTCACATCTCTGGAAACGGCGACCCTCGCAGAGGTACGACGGCGCTACGCCGTGTTGCGTGAGAATCCACCTGTAGGTATGGAAAAATTGAAGAATCCTGTCGTGCTCTTCTGGTTCACAAAGACCCGTCAGGAGATTGGGTACAATGTGAACAAGGGATCAGAAATTGGACTCTGTGTTGATGGAACCCCCAATGATATATTCCACGTGCTCATGCATGAACTGGCTCACACCGTGACACTCAGTTTTGCACACAATGACATGTTCTGGCAAAATTTTGATATCCTCAAGAAGCACTGTATAGAGCTCGGTATATACGAACCTATAAAGGAAAAAAAAGAGTTTTGCGGAAAATTTATTCGTGACTAATAGTAAATGTTCACAATCGCTATAAAAGCTGCAGGCGATAGAAGTCCTCTTTTTGCAAGTGTGCTCCTTCTCGGGTGTCTCTACGTTCTGGGTGTCGCCCCACAGTTTACGGATGACGCCTACCTCAAGATATTGTCCGTGTTTTTGATCCCCGTGATTGCAGTGGGATCATCCCCCAGCACGGGGTTCATGATGAACACGGAACTTCTCATGATCTGCGGTCTCCTGACTGCTCTCCTAATCAAGCTCCTCACCCTCAATCAGAAGGCCAAGGAGGCTCTCAAGCGTTCAGATGTGCCAGCGAACCGTCTGCTCTCGTTGATGTTGTATTTCGGAATATTCGTGTTCTTCTGTGCCGCATTTGTCGTCATTCCAGCCGTGACTGGTCTCCCCCGACACGTGGACCCATCCATCCATACCCCACTCTACTACTTCCTCGTGTTCATGTACGTAATTGCTCTCCTCGCAAGCGTTACTGGGTTCAATATTGGATTTAAAGGATCTTCTAAATCCAAGGACGCGCCCGCCCCCGCCCCCGTGGCCCTGTCAGCAGAGCCACTCCCTAAAAAATAGACTGATTAATTCTTCGCCATGAAGCGACGTCCGAAGAAGAAGAGGAATGCAATGAGCAAACCCGCGGCGAGCGTGCCACTCATGGAACGCTCACCCCCCTCAAGGAAAAAGTTGGGCACAACACCCCCAAGCTTTTCCTGCACTGGGCCTGAAAACACCACAACAGCCACCACAGCTGCGATGAGTGCATCCATCTGTTCATCAGAAAGGTTGAACATGTTCTTTGATTTCAATTGCTGCTGGGCACTGGTGGCCGTGGGCTGCTGTTGCACCTGACCCGCCATCATCATGGCTGGAGCCTGCATCATCATGGGCTGCTGCTGGTCCTGTGGAGGTCCCATAATATCGGAGAGAGGTGTTGAATCCATCTGTGTTCTTTTATTTGAGTCTATATTATTTTTTTCTGGTTCCTGTTGCGGGGGTTCTGGAATATTGATCGCTGTGGCACCAAGTGACCCTATTTCATCCTGAAGATCTAGAATTTCCACCATGTACAATGGGGGGTGTTAAAATTAAATTTGAATAATCGCATAGGGAATCATGAGTGGTATGGCTCCCCACACGGCAGACCAGAAATAGTTGAAGTATTCATAGTACCCTTGTAGACTTGGGAATATATTGAATGTTCTGAAGAGAAAATCGAGAAGTATACCATAGATTGCCAAGTTCATGTAGGTGATGGGGAGTCCCAAGGCTACATAGAGCGTCAAGAAGAGAGACAGCATGCCAGCGGCAATGCATGTTGCCTCTGCACCCCCATGCTGTGCAAAGTATCCCTTGAGTCCCCACCCTGTGGGACCGCCCAGACCCATCCGTGAACCCGTCTGTAGGAGTATGTCACCGCAAAATCCAGTGAGACATGCAGCTGCAACAATGTTCTTCATAGTAGTACTATTCATCTTCATTTTTTATAACGGGGAGTTCCTTTTGTGGGTGACTGGAACCCATGATGAGTTCCACACGTGTCTTTATATAGTGGAGTGGAACACGTACTGCAGAGTATGTCCTCTCAACAAACGTAATGTGGGAATTCATCTTTGAACAATCACCCTCAATGGTGCCCAGTTTTTCTTCAATCCGTGCAAGACGTTCATCAATTTGCTTCAAGAGGTCTTCCATTTGAAGTGTCTCCAGAATTATTTACCGCCCCGAAGCCTCAGTACCAGATGGATAGTGGATTCCTTTTGAATATTGTAATCAGCTAGGGTTCGCCCATCTTCAAGCTGCTTGCCAGCAAAAATGAGTCTCTGCTGATCAGGGGGAATACCCTCCTTGTCCTGAATCTTCGCCTTGACATTCTCAATCGTGTCACTTGACTCCACCTCCATGGTGATGGTCTTGCCAGTGAGCGTCTTTACAAAAATCTGCATTTTCTATATGAGTGTGTGCAAACTTTAAGTTCTCTTGTTAATCACAAGTGCCGTCTTTTTCGCCACCATCTTTGGATCGAGCTGCTTTTCACGTTCATACTTGGGATTGTAGTTTTGCTTGTGAAACTGCCACAGGGCTGGAGAACCTATCCTGAAGTTGTTGTGCACCTTGGCCTTGTACCAAAAGACACAGTCCTGAAGCTTGTTACTTTTGGAGGTGTTATCAAGGACAAGACACTCATAGTTCTCAGTGCATGCCGTCATCACCTGATTGAACATGTCAAAGGTGGGAAAGATGCCAAAGAAGGACTTGTACAGTTTCTCACGATTCTGAATCACATTCTCACGGAGTATAAACACATAGTCTACATTTGCTCTCAGATCAGGGGTTAAATCCATACAGTACTGCATTGTCAGCATGAAGAACAGTTTCCAGTGACGACCATTCATGAAACACTGTCGAATACACACATCCTTCATAAACTTCCTATCATACATGCAGTCATCAAGAAGAATAAACGCATTCTTATCATTGATCCCCTTCCCCACAAGATTCTTCTGACGCTGGAGCACCTTTTCAATTGCTTCACGATCATAGTCACCATATATGAACAAGTCTGGTACATATTGCTGGTAGTGGTGGTTCCCCTCCTCTGTGGCACTCATCACGATACCAGCCTGTATGTGTCTCTTGTGATACAGGATATCAGTCACCAGGGTGGACTTGCCAGTCCCTCGTTTTCCGATAAAGACACACACTTTATCATCCGCCATGCTCTCAGGCTTGAACTTTTTCAATTGTATGTTCATTAGAATCACCCTAGGTAAATTAATACTGTGTTTTAACACGATAGTTTTTATACAGTGGCATGATAATGGAAGACGACATTATTGAGAGTGCCATCAACTGTATTCAGCCCGTCATGGAGAGTGCCATCATACTGGCGGCAGAATACTCCAAGAAATGCAACCGTGATTTTGTAACTTCATCTGATTTCGACTATGCCCTGAAATACGCAGCCCGTCATCTCTTTGGAAAACACACAGGTACATTGTTCCCAGAACTCGAAAACACAGAGGATCCAGATGATATTGAAATAGTCGAGGAGACGGAGGCGTCCTTCACACGGTACACGGGTCCAGATGAACTCATGAATAGGATAAACGAATGCTACGATACATGGGAAGAGTGGAAACCTCAGGGACCCCTCGAGAAGATACTGTACAACTCAATTAAAAAAAATTCTCGGGAAGATTAATATGAGCATTTCTTACGCACCCGTCCCCTCAGGCCCTGTACCCTGGGAAGGAAATGACTTTGATTATGTATCAGACGAGGAGGAAAAGGACACGACGGACGTGGAAGAGTCTGAATGTGAGTATGATAGTGAGGACACACACAGTGAGACTGGGTCTTTGAAAATTGGCCCCACGAAATGTCGTCCGTGTAACACCACATTCCTTTCACGATATTACACGACACTTCTTCAGGAGGAGGAATATTTTTCAGAGTAACATATATATCTAAATGTCTGTTATACTCTCTGATGTCCGCACACAGTCACTCAATGCCGTCGTGGCTGGCTTTGGTTTTGCTGCTGCTCTTGCATGGCTTGACTTTATCCGATGGGTCATCAGCGCTGTCATCAAGGTGAAAGGGAATGGGGGTAGCTTTTACTTTATTTCAGCTCTTCTAACAACTCTCATTTCAGTGATTGCCGTGATGCTCATCGTTCGGTTCGGTGGTTCTGACATTAAAAAGTCATCTGCTGTATACGCCGTGACAAGATGAGCAGAATCAAACATACGATGACTACAATCGTGACAATCATACGAACCTTACTGTGACCCTTCACTGGTTCTGGTTCCTCGTCTGCTGGGTCCGCTGGGTCCGCTGGGTCCGCTGGGTCCGCTGCATCAGGTTCAGGGTCCTTGGGGGGTTCCAGTTCTTTTGGCAGACCATTCAGTTTATCAGTTGAACCTTTAATTTTCAACTTTATAAAGTGATTCCTGTTGTTGAAATCATACGCCACTAATTTGTTCCCGAGGTTGTAATACCACCGAATACGAAGACTTTGTATGTATTTTGCTGTACCCTTGTCAAAGGCATACTTGACCACGTCACCAGGTTTATAATCAATCATGTTACAGTGATGGTCCTTGAATGTGATGAGTCTTCCTATATAGATATTATTCATACTTGAAACATTTGTACTCGCCCACGTGTTTGAATTAAAACTGAAAGCATCGTTGGTTGTGTACATCTTCTTTTTACAGTCATCACCATTTGTGGTGATGCGCAATATCACATTCGTCTGTCCAATAAGTTCAATCACCCCACTTGTGAGCTGGGTTGTGGGTGTTGTGTCAATAGGTGCAAACCCCAATACGTTACATGGTGTTCCAACAGCTGTTTGACTTGTGAAACCATTCGAACCACTGTAGAATTTAAAAGAAAATGGACTCGTCCCAAGGAGATTTGAAAACGTCAGGGCAAATGTATTTGAATTGAACGTGACACTATCCACATTACTTGCGTACTGGATAAAGGAATCCTGTAAATTACTTGCCAAGTCAGCACCTGAGAAATAACTACGTTCTGTGAGCACAATCACCTGTCCATCAACCTGGAACTGTTTGTTTCCACTGTTTATTGTGTACTGTGTTGTGGGTATCTTGCCAGTTACGAGTTCGAGGTATTCCACGTTGTACAGGGGTTTACTGAGGTACACAGTGTAATCATTTGGAGATGGGAACACAACTGGATCCCTCTGTGAACTATCAATCTCTATTATATGGTCATCCATATTACAATTTAATAACAATATATTTATTCTTATTAAACTTGTTGCGGTGGGCGGGAGGGGAGGACTACTGAACAACAAGGGGGTTATTTTTGAGTTGATTGACTGCAGTTGAGAGAAACTGAGATGAGGCTCGTGGATTTTCTTGGCCCTTGTATGAATTAAACTCTGACATCTGGGTGTTGGTGTAATTCTGGGTGTACCCACCATTGACAGGGTTGAAGCGACCGTCGTACTTGTTGGTGTCGATGCGCACTGAAGAGAGGGACCCACCCTGAGCAAGTGGGTTGGCCCTGACATTCATGCGCCCCGCGTTACCTGCGCGATCAGGGTTGGAACGGTTATCAGACTGACGCATACCGTACATCTGATACTCCTCGGGGGACACGATACGCCCACCCATGAGCTGATTTTCTGGGGCGAGAAAGTGTCCACTGAAAAAATTCGTCACACCTGGTTTTGGGTTGTTCACGTGATTCAACTGAAATGCGTTACAGTCTCCTTTATTGCGGGTCGGGTCCTGTGCAAGAGTCGCGGCACCAACAAGCTTCTTGGCACCACCAAAACCCAATCCATCACCACGATGAGAAGTCTCTGCACGGGTGGTGGTGCGTTTGCTCTTCTCAAATATACCGTATTCGGTCATGGCAGTCGCGGCACCACCTTGACCCTGTCCTCTACCTGCGGTTGGGGGGAGACGAGACGGTAAGTATGCAGTCTTTGCTGGCATCTTGTGGTTCAGCTCACCGATGAAACCCTGGCGACCACCCGTGACGTCGGCAGCTGGACCAGAACGGCCAGGGAGGGTGGTGAGTTTGTATTCACCCACATTGGTGGGCTTTACACGAAAGAGCTGCTGATACCCACCATAGGCGGGAACCGTGGGTCCCACCCCCAAACCTGGACCCACCTGTTCTCTGCTCACGGGACCCACATTGTCCATCACCCCCGAAACGTACTGCTGACTCTGTGAATTCAAATAACTCGGGAGTCCTGCTGGATAACGATCGCGTGCAATCACATGGAATGGATTGCTCTCGAGAACCTGACCACGTGATTCATCTGGGTACATGGATCCATTGAGCGTATCCACCAACCGACCACGGTCATCATTCTGAGTAAATTCATTGTACAACGCCGAGCTTGGTACATAGGTTTCTTCTTCTTCAGTATTTTTCATCGCCAAATAAGCCAATCCAAGCAAACCAATAATTGGAATTACCGCCATCCTATTATTACTTATGAAGATAAATATCTTTGCTGAAACAAACAATTCTGAACCTGAGCCCGCGTACTCCCTGGATTTGCAGCCATCACTCGGAGTGGCTGACTGCATTTCATATCTTGGAGGGGGTGAACATTCTTTTCATACGTGTCCACATATATTTTACCAAACTGCTTGGTGGTCTGTGGACGCATCTCATCCTCCAAGGTGATGACATTGCCTGGTGCACCCTTCCCCGCCATGTAGGGTGCAGTCCCGTAGAGCATGGTATTGGGACGGCAGCATTGGTTCAGGTGACTAGCCTGTGGGTACGCGAAAACAAAGTCAGTTGCGCAATTCTCTGGGAGTGCTGGCTGTTCGAGACGTTCCAAATCTGGCTGAAGCATATAAGCCATATCTTTTTATATATTCCTACACTTTTATTTAGAACGAACCACCGTGATACCTACTTAGTCCACCCGCATCAACACCCCCAAATGCTTCCGACTGAACCCCACGGAAATTGGGGTCACATGCACGTGGGTCGTCACGGCACGTGGGTTGCGACGGTTTTCCATATAGAAACTCTGCAAATTCAGTCTGTCCATTGGGGTTGTCCCGAGCTGGATTCATGACCCACTGACGTGAGGTGGCGTACTTTTGATGATCTGGGTGCGCCGATCGTGACCTCGAGTTACCTGCAATGAAACGATCCGTCAGCATCTCATTGACTTCAGGCTTGACGGCCGAATACTCACACGTGGGAAGACGCTTCCTGTTCCAGTCGGACTGTAGAAAGTTACCCATGGGGTTTTCTGATGTAGGCATCTGACACGTGCTGGCGGTAGCTGAATATTTCATGGAGGGTGAGTTGAATATGAAATAGAGACTCCCCAAGCACGCCAGACCCACCACAAATATACGCGTGTCACGAGTATATAGATACAGAGCACATGTCACGAAGATGACAAACCGAGCTGACGCATTTATTCTCTCTACAATGTCCTTTTTCGGATCTGGCCAAATTTTAAAAACCTCCTCCTTTTTGAAGAGAACCATGGGATCATCAAAAAAGATCTTGTTCATTTATTATAATTCACTAGTTTTTTTTGTCCTGTAACATGTGGCTGAAACTTGAAAAGAGTCCCGACATGTTTCCAATCATGCTCGACGGATCCCCATCCTTCATGCTCTCGGCACACTTCTCCGCCACTGACTCAATCATACCGAGCGTCTCGGGTGGGAAGCTGGTGATGGTGGTACCCAGGATGTACAGGGTCTGGATGTACTGCCAGATGGCATCCCGCGTCGTCTGAGATATGTCACTCTGCCAATGTACACGCATGTTGAGATCCTTGAGAATGGGAATGTCATCGGCGTGTTCCGCGAAAAATGAATCATCCTTTTGCATAATCTGGGTGGAATATGCGGAACACCCATTCATGTACGCCTCTACACACTTACGTGGATTCACCTTGCGAACGAGTTCATACGAAGTACGATACTTCTTGATTGCTGATTCGCTAGGAAATGTTTTTGCAAGTTCACTCAAAAAATTGTCAAGCATTTCACACCATGCACCGATTGAAGACATCACGTATATGTATTTTTTAGACGTGTAATCTTTAAGTTAAAATGGTTCCGTTGAAATCGCTTCTTTTCCACCCGTGCCATATGCGACTACGAACCACACAAGAAGACCCACCAGAATGGCTGGTTTCGTGTATTCACTCATAGGGAGTTTTCCCTCATTGTTCATCTTTGAACGGAGGTGGATGTATGCTGCCGTGACAGCTGCGGCAAAGAGTGCTGCCCACAGAGGATGCCCGAGATAATCACCAAATTCCATAGTAGTATATTATACACTAGGTTTTGTTTCAGGTGC